ACTGATTATAATCTTCATAATCTGACTCTTGAACATCTGCGGTTTCTCTATAGGAGAACAGCTTGAATGAAGAAGATTTGGCATCTATTACGGTTATAACACCGCCTGATCCTTCTGAATTGACAACAACGGTATAGTCAACACCGTATACTATAGAAGAAGATGTGCCGGTAGCGTTGATATGATTACACTTTATGCTTTCAGGTTCTGCGCTTAATGCAGCATATGTGAAAGTGAAATCTTTTGTTACCCCATCCATCGTAAATTCTTGTTTGATTACTGTTGAGTCAACTGACATGTTATCTCCTTAGGCATCTTGTCTATATTTTACTGTTAAATTCATTGTGTTAATCGTTCCACCTGTCAATGTTGTTGTAAGCCATATATGACTATCAGCCGGTATTGTAGCATCGGCGAATACTGTTATAGTGGATCCACTTGTAAGATCTGTTGTTGTAGCTGTAACTATAGAAGTACCAGCAGCACTCCTGTCTGTGCCATGATTCAATCCCCATATAAGATTAGGAGTCGTACCGGTTAGGATACATATTATCTTCTCTATGGTGGATGCTGCATCTACATAGAACATTGATAGATTCTCTGTGGATGTAGGACTTTCAACTGTTATACCTTTAGATTGGATCGCTATAACAGATCCACTACCTATGTTTATGGAAGTGGCTGTTATTGCCGGAGCTATTAGCATGGCTATAGTAGCCTGTGTGGTTATCTGCACAGTTCCCATAGTTCTTGCCGATACCTTTGTAAGGTAAGGTGTCATGTATACAGTATCGTTTGTGCCTGCAACTGCATCAGCCTCTGATCCTTTGACCAGCGTAGCACCCGGTAAAGTCTTGTTCTCAAGAAGGATACCTGCTGCATCCCAGCCCAAGAACAGATCTGCTTCCGGGAGTGGTAGAGTTGATCCTGATGGAGCTGTGATCCCATACTTCAAGGCTCTTTCTATATCCTCGCCTTGCTCCTGACTTTTTAAGGTACGCTTATCATAATCGCTCTCTACTGTTTCCGCTGGGAACTGGTTATAGTCCTCATAATCGCTAGATTGGGTATCTGTGGTTTCCCTGTATATGGTTATAGTAGATCCAGTTGAAGGCCACGCTACTGTAACTGTGCCTCCTATACCATCATTGTTGACCTCTACTATAAACTCAAGAACATCAGTATCAACAGGGATAGCCGGAAGCGCAGTAACATAGGTCATGTCCTCATCTGAGTTAGTAGTGGAGTTTGTGCGCTTACACTTGATGTCAGATGGAGTCGCTTTCAACGCCCTGAACTTAAAGGTATACTCTACCAGCGCTATCGTCATGTCTTGTGTTGTTTTTCTCTCAGTAGTTTCTACTGTCATTACTTGCCCCCTACAGTTTTAGTTTTCTTCTTCGTGTCCGGCATTAAATAATCATATATTCTTTTTATTGAAAGCACCGGTGTTGAGGTTGTGATCTCAGCTGCTGTGCCTGCTACAGTAAGCCAATCCTCAAAGGTAACTTCCTTCTTAGTCATCTTCCTGATAGCCGTTTCTACATCGGAGATCATAGGTAGACTTGTAATGCTATAGGCCTTCATGCCCATCTTCTTCCGGACAACATACTTCAAAGCTCCACTAAGAAATGGTATAGCAGTAACCGGATTAACGATCATCTGCATGATTATCTCATCCCAGAGGCCTTGCCATTCTATTTCTTCCGGATCATCTCCCCGGACTAGCTGCCCAACTTTCTGCAATCCCTGTTTAACAGCTACCCCAGCCATCACATATAGCGTAGGCTGGATCACTCCGTAGATCGCCATAGTCTTGGCATACTGCTCGGCGCTTATATCCTTGTTCCCAAATGATATAGTCGCATCTCCCATCTTCCTGAGATACTGTGCCGGAGTGTTCTTAAAGGCCAGCATTAGCCTTACAAAGGCGTTCTTGTTCTTCTGGAACTCTGATAAACTTGAACTCATGCCTGATTGCTGCGACTTGAGAGTAACTTTCTCAAACTGTCTGAACGCTGCTTTCTTGCTCATCCCTCCGGCCATAAGATGATCAATATAGGGTTTACCACCATATATGATCGCACTTATATCTCCAGATCTTACCAGGGCAGATAAGCCCATAGCCCAATTATGCTGTGCATTGCTCATATTCTCAGCATCATCTAGCGCCCTGGACAATGACCCCTTATACCCTTTGTGGAACCTCGCTTCTAAGAAGCCTGCGGATCCTTCCCACATAAAGTCAAAGGTTGCTTTGGGATGTGCCAATCCTTTTACGAAACCGCCTGTCCATTGAACTACCGGCATAACTTCCATATAGTTACTTGCTGACATCCATTGCCTCAAGTAAATAGAAGGACTCAGCAGCTTGGCCTTAACCCAGTTATTGAGAGCCTTTCCATATAATGAACTTACGGCATCTATCCTGGCTGTCTGAGCGTTTAGGGAGATCCCTTCTAGCTGATCCATCATAACCTGGTAAACATCTTCACCGAACTTGTTCTCGATCTCATGCTTGACAAATTTATCAGTAAGCATCCGCTTGAGCTGCTCATGTTCTCTGGCCAGGTGCTTAACATGCTCACCCTCACCTATATGCTTCTGGAACTTGTGCCAGGCATCTACCGGTTTGGGAGTTACTTTTCCCTTAGCCCTCTCTTTGAGAGCTGATGGTGTTTCGCCTTGTGTCCTGTAATCGTCATACACGCTAGGCTGATACTCTGATGTAGCTGGCCAGTAGTTCTCAACAAACCCAAGATCCTGTCCGGTGATCTCTATGTTCCTCTCATTGAGTACCTGCCTATATCCTTGCACCGCTGATTGCAATAGATCCGCAACTTCCATATCCTGATCATTGAGGTTTGTAAGTAACGCTGTGATCTGTTCCTCTCCAAAAGAGTCGTGATAGCGCTTCTCTATGTGCTTATTCTTTATAGAGTTATAAATATCTATAAGCTGCATCTTGGTAACCTGAAAATCTCGACCATCAATATGAGTGAGATCAAAGGTCTTTGCAGACATCTCCTGGAATACCTGGATCATGTTCTTTCCACCATAGATCTCGGTTGCCTTGTCTGTTATTGTTTTAGTCTTTAGATAAGTCGCTGTGTTCCTCTCGCTCTGGCTGATCTCTGGATTGTACTGATCAGCGAACTTCTTGCCGAATACAAAGTTATATAGAGTGTTCATATTACCAAAGCCCTTAGCATAGCCCTTCCAGAACTTAGTTAGCCATCCAGGGCCGCCCTTAACCTTGTCTATCCCGGTAAGAGCTTTCTCTACATTCTCCCGGCGGTTCACCCTCTTGTCAAAGTCGGCATTGTCCTTTGCTGCCTCACCTAACATCTTGAGGTTTGTAATATCTTCAAACACTTTAGCGTGGATCTCTAGTGATGCCTGTGCGCCATTAGCTTTTAAGGATAGCATGCGCTTCCGGATCAGATCCATGTTGCTAAGGTTTTCTTCTGGCATCTTGGCTAGTGCTGCCTGAGCTTTCTTCTGAGTATACTTTGTGTACTCCCGGAGTTTAACGAATACCTTGTTGCTGGTGTAGTCATACTTGGCCACCTTACGATCCCCTGATTTGACCGGTTTAGTTTTAGCCAGGAGTTTCTTGATCTTGGAAGTATAGGTTCTTTTTCTTTCTGCCATTTTTAAAGCTGCTGCCCTTTGCTCTATGATAGGAATAGCCTTCTGAAGTTGCTTCATTGTCTGTATATTCTTTATTGTACTTATGAACTTGGCCTTATCAGCGGCTAATAGCCCGGACTCTTTTATCTGTCGGATCACTTCTTCCTGGATCGCCTTGACCTCTTTCCGGGTGATCGTACTCTGCCGGCTATACTTCTTCTTTATATCTCTAAGATACTTGACAAGATCCTTTTTCTGTGATACGCTTTTATTGGAGGTAGAAACTATGGTACTTCGTTTTCCAAATGGTGTAGTGGTCGATTTAAGATCATCAGATAAACCGGTAGCTTTGGTTAATGGCGCTTGGGTTCCTGCAATGGGTAATCCAGATGTTCCCTGGGATGACTTTAATGAGGCCGAAACGCTATCAGACCAAGAGATCGCAGAAATAACTTCATCCGCTGACTTACCAGAATAGATCATATCCCAACCTAATTTGCTATACGCTCCTAACCTTTTGAAAGAGTCTATTTCTTCTATCGTTGCCGTACCATCCCTAAATTTCATCATCAAATTATCTCTAATAGCTGTGTAGATCTTGTCAGATACTTGTAGTTTGTATTTCCATGATTCCGGCGTATGTTCTTGTATCTCTCCGATCACACCATTAGATAGCATCTTCTCATAATGGTTAGGTATATAACCGCCCCACATTTCTTTTCCGTACTTCCCAACCTTTTTCCATCCTCTTTTGAGCAGCTCTTTCTCTGCTGCCGGCTGCTGGCTAACATCATTCATGAGGACAACACCCCTAGCCAGATCCTTCATATCTGTTGCAGCATATCCTTTCCGAGTTAGCTTAGATATTATACTGCTGATCTTCTTTTGCACACTTGGCATTTCCTGCTCTAGCCCCATTGCCTCTCTAATCTCATTTAGATCCTTAGATACTTCTGCTTGCGGCTCAGTAGCAAGATCAAATGCTTCCTGGGCTTCTGTGTTCATATCTCTTGCGCCTCTATTAACAGCCGCTAACATTAAACTATCGGCGATCTTTTGTTCTTTAGGAAGGATCTCCTTACCGGTCATCAGCTTTTCCATGATCGGGATAACTTTGGCTCGTTTCCACCCAGCTTCCCAGAAGTCCGGAAAGATCTGTTTACCTTCCCCAATACCCTGGCCACCAGTTTGTGCGCCATCAAGCTCAAATTTCATCTCTGACATAACATCTTCAAGCGGTATCTTTGCCGGTTCCTGTTCCTTTGTTTCCCCGCCTACTACTTGTTCTTCCTCTGACTCCATCATTAGGATATTGTTTATCTGATCGTCTGTGAGGGTTTTGGAAGTATCCTTCGCCTTCTTGCGCTTATCCCTGACCCTGCTGTACTGCTGGGCAGCTGCTGATATACCTGTAGGAAAAGCCAGGATCCCAGCTTCAATCAGCATTTCTTCCCCATTAGGGATAGATGCTACGATCCGATCTATCATACCGGCATCCTCATCAGTACCGAAATCTTCTACATTGAATACTGCTCTTAGGAGCGCCCCAGCTCGTTCTTCACCGAGTTCTCCAATAAACCCATCATAACCTGTCTTAGTGAAAAAGTTGCTGATCTTCTTGTTTGGGTTTAGCTTCTTAAACATCTTAGACATTGAGGCCACTAGGCCTTTAGGTAGGATCTTCTTAGCGTATTTGTTCATATATGGCCCCAGCGCTTCACTAAAGTTCTCGATCAGCACATCGCCAAAACCCTTGATAAGAGATACAGAAGGCTTCTCAGTTGATTGTTCCAGGATCTCTAACCCTTTATCTGTCAGTTCCAGGTTAGCACTAATCTGACGATCTGCTGCACTTTGGATAACTCTGTGCGGCATAGCGGCTGTTCTTAGTGTTGCTCCGGCTACTCCACCTGCTGTCCTGGCAGCAAACTTCAGGGATTGGCTCTTAGCCACTTGTTTGATTACCGGCTTAATAGCTGTCTTAACACCCTTTTTCCCTATAGCGGCAAGGCCGCCAGTTGCTAGAAACTCTATCATAAACCCAGGTAATGCTGCTACTCCCTGAGTGATCCTGCCACCTACGGTATATCCCCGGATCCGTTCTTCATTAGACTTCCACAAGAATCGATTGATCACATCAACATCCTTGAATCGATCTCCCCTGGAATCATACTTATCTGCTTTTACCCTGTTTACGGCATTTAACAGCTTAACGGATTTAACCATACCCTCTACATTAAATGGGATCATCTCGGTCTTGTCTTGTCTTTGAGCCTGTTCAAAGTATCCTATTGGCCCTTGGGCTTTCAGATCAGCTTCTTCTTCAGGTGAAATATATCCAGTAACATCAGCATATATTGAGGACTTAGGATCCACATCTGTACGCTCAACACTCATCATATCGCCCAGGCGCATTACTTCCGGTTCCTCCGGAGCTGGAGTTTTCGACTCCATCATGTCGCTGAGTCGCATTGGAGCATCTGTCATCAGTTTGTTATTATCACCCATTACTTGATCCTCTGCATTAGTGGTTCGCCATCAGCATCAAAACCTACTACCTTACCTGCACCCATCGGTGTTTCTACAACTTGACCCATCTGATACTTAGATCTATTCGGATTCATATCAGCCTGGGCTTCTTCAACTACTGCCGCAGCAGCTTCCGGAGCCGCCTGGCCATCTACTACCTTGTCAATAAAGCCCATCAAGAGATCCGCTGTCATGCCTGGTGTTGATCCTACATTTAAAGCCCATGATTTGAGTCCTTTTACAGCTGCTCTTTGCATGATGTTACCCATACCAATACCCTTCTTCTGTCTATCAAACCTGTTCGCTGCTTCACCTACGAAATAGGCGTACTGGTTAGATCCCATATCGTGATCGTTGCCATAAGCTCTCCCGGCCATCTTCATAACCTCAATTGGATCTGTATCATCATCAAGAGCCTGATCCAGGAGTTTTAGGAAATAGTCCGGTCTGGATGTCTTGGTATCTTCCGGTATATCATATCCTTCGGTAAGGATCCCATCCCAGATAGCTGCTGTTTCTGAGTCTATATCACCATTCCGCAGCATAGATTTAACCATGTCCGGATTAGCTTCCTTGCTGAGTAGAGCTTGACTTAGCTTGTGTATGCCTGCTGTATGGATCTGTGTTTGTTGCCACTTTTGCTGTTTAGCCTCTTTTGAGATCAAACTGTTAGCAGCCCACAGCGCCTTGGCCTTCTCTTTCTCGTTCTCAAAGGTATAGTCTGGCGCATCCATCCCATATTGCTTTTTGTAAGCTGCCGGGTTTTCAACGGCCTGCTTGAATCTCTCAGGATTGCCATAAAGATCCCTGTCTATAGTTTCAGTTCTAACAGTTTCATCAAAGTCTAGCTTATGCTTCTCTGCCATTTCAGGAGAGATCAGGCCATTCCCCAGGTTCGCATCGATCAGGGCAAAGGCTTCTTCCCTGAACTTTACGGCAGCGGCTTGAGTAGGAGCAGTTATTACATTAGTAATAGCGCCTTCCAGGGAGGTCGTTAAGTCCTTCCCGGATTGGATAAGGATCTTCTTCTGGAAATTACCATCAATAGCGATCATAGCCATCTGGGTATCTGCTTGTAAAGACATCCCGGTAGCATACTTGGCCTTAGCGGTCATGTTGCTCTGAGCGACCTTCTTATAGTCCTCTATTTCCTTAGCATACACAGGAGCCTTATTGGGATCAGGATCGTTGGCTGCCCTTGTTTTGACATCTGCTAAGAAAAGAGTCTGATTGGCCTTGAACTGATTCACCTGTGCGGTTGTCTGAGCGTTCTCCAGCTTAGTAGCAATAGCAAGACCATTGTCTATAGCACCCTGTCTTATAGCTGATTCCTCCGCAGCATCTGTCCTGAAGGGTTCCGGCTGCTTAGTTGTCAAAGCTCTTGACGAATGTTCTCTTGGAAATTCTGGCATTGTTGCTCCTTTATGATCTTAGGGAGTTCATTGCTGCTCCCCTGCTTCCATATCCCTTTTTTCCTCCATAGCTACCACGATAGTTCTTAGGTGCTAATGATTTCTTTGGAACCTTGCCCACACCGCTTGTATTGAACTGCATCTGATCTGCTCCGGCCATAAACATTGTGCTTAACCCACTTACCCATCCTGCTTTTTCAGCTCTACTTCCGCTTCTTCTTATCGCACCGGCTTCCATCTGAACGGATCGTTTTTCTATCTCAAGGTTGTATTGGCCTATAGCAGCATCCATATTCATCTGTGTCATAGTATCTATCATTATAGCAGCAGGTGATCCAGACATCTCTAGCCCTTTCGCAGCTGTCATGTTTACTGTTTCTCCTATAATAAAGCGCTGCCTTCTAGCATCTTGTGAAGCAAGTAACCGCTTCTGATCTGCTATCATCCCAGCTTGCTGCTCCTTGATCCCGGCATTGTATTGGGCTTCTTTGTTAGCTTCCATGCCTCCCTGAATCTGTGATATTCCAGAAGCTACACCTAATCCTATCGATATTGCAGACATTATGCCCATTATTACCCCTTATCGTGTGTATCAAGCATAGCGGTTATGCTCAATATCTCAATCGGTAGTGGATCCTCATTGATAATAGCTATCTGAGATCCGTACCTGTAGTCATCTTTAAAAGTTATATTTGATAGTATCCCGGTGTATAATAGCTCCGGAGTACCTAAGAGTGTTGCTGGTTCTCTAAACTCTGCTCTCACAGCCATAGCCTCTGTGCCGCCCATCTTGAACCCTCGGTAAGATCTGTTCAGCTTGATAGCGATCTGGTTGATCCGCTGGATCTTGCCTACAGATGTACCTCTCTCTGATCCCTTATCAAAAGGCAATGTATAGATCTTCTGAGTATACGGCAGCCCGGCTGTTACAATAAAGTAGTTATAGGCTAGAGCTGTAGTTCCATTAGATACCACCTTATCAGGCTTATCTAACCCACCATCTGCCAGTACCTTCAAGGTCTTAGCTTCCAGGTGAGATAGCCCACTAAGCGTATCTACTGATTTGCCCCAGTACCCAGCTGCTATAGTTGAGGCTGAGAATGGATACTTAATCTTACATGTAGCTATCTTGGTAGATGATACCGAAACGATCCTCAATTCGCCTATAGTGGATCCGGAATCATTGACCGCCCTGAGCCTCATGGTTTCATCGCTAGTCGTAAAATAGTCCGTTGAGCATGATACAATAACAGATGTTCCAGCAGTAGCTGCTAAGTATAGAGTCGATGATGAGCTTTCTGTAGACTCATAAGCGCTATATGTCAGCGAGCTGTGCAGGTATACCATCGCATCCTGTCTTTCCGGTAGATCTATATCTTCAAAGAGTTCAATGTATCGCTTGGTTTCACCATTGATTATTCTCTTAACAATCACCCATACCTCATCATACTGGTAGCTCTGTGAGGGAATAGCTGATACACTCTCATAGAACCCATCAGTAGTCTGTTTTGTCCAGCCCTGTACTTCCTGATCTGGCTCTCTGGTTAGAGTAGCTATCGTTCCATCTGTGGTTACACAGTAGAGTATAGTATCTGATAGCTCCTGGTATGCCATGTCTATGATGCCTTTACCGGTGATCTCCGGTGAGAAGATAGTCTTATCTGAGGCCTTATAAGCATCGTTATCCCACAGATAGTACAGTTCTCTCATCTTCTTTCTGAATCTCTGTACATAGTAGAAGAAATCTCCTATCCTCTTAGGCTGTATAGCCTCTGTTCCGTAGGTGATTTCCTGTTTAGCTTGAATGTTACCGGGAGTTATCCCAGCACCAGAAGCACCCGAAATGACAAATGCTCCACCATATGTGCCTGCTAGTAGAGATGTTCCGGAGGCGAGCCATTGGATCTGGTTAGATTGGTTTGCAGCCAGCTTAATATTTATGCCCTGATCGGCAAACTGCTCGTCTAAAGAATACTGGTCGTATGTAAAGGTATGTGATCCCCAAACTTTAGCCGGCTCGTAGTCTGTTCTGGCAAAGTATAGTCTACCTTCATGGAACTGTACCCTTGAAGGCCAGCCCCGGACATCACTCCATGCACCTTCAGCCCATGTTTCTGTTGCGGCTGTTGTGCTTATTGTCTGTATTACTGTACATAGCGCTACTATGTCAGATGATACTGATGTGATCTTGACATATCCCTGAGCTGCTAGTGTGCCATTAGTGGTTAATCCACCTACTTTCCAATATGATCCTACATGCCCAAGAGTAGCACCTGAAGCTACAAAGTGAGTTGTTGAGTCTGTAGCACTTAGAGTTAAGGTAACTCCACTACCTACAGCAGCACCGCATGTTATTGTTATCGCTTCAAAATTGTCATCAAGGAATGGGCCTCCTAAGAACTCGTAGTCTGCTATTGACCAGCTTGCAGCAGCTGATCGTTCAAGGAGTTGTGGTGGATGTGATCCATGTGTCAGCCAGACTAGATCGTTTAGCTGAGTATACTGTACATCTTTAAGCTCTGATTCCTCATATACATGTGATATTTCATAAGGTGTTGTACCGGTAGATACGACTACACCTCTATCTGTGAAGAACCTAAAATATTCATCTCCCATCTCGATGATATAAGCATCGGTACGGTTGAAAGTAAAGTCTAGCAGCCGGGCTGTTGAATCTGTGCCTAGCGCTGACATCTTGCACTCTCGGATCATCCTTGTTCCCGGCGTAGAGATAGCCGATCCAAAAGGCCTACATATCATGTTCTCTGCAATCTCACAGGCGTTCTCATACTGGGTTACATCTGTTCTACCCAGCAGGGATTTACCGAATACCCCACCTGAGAATGAGTTCTTAATTACATCTACTTTAGACATTATACCTCCGACAAGTTGCCGTTCTTAGCAAGTATCCAAGCATCATCTTCCTGATACATTGGTGTTCCGGTCTGAGCGTTCTCTGCCATCGCCTTGCCTAAAGATACCTTCTCATACTTCTCCATGAACCCTTCTGCTACTGTCCTTGAGTTCAGGATCATAAATGCTATGTCTGCACAGAGCTTATCACTCAATGCCTCTGAAAAGAATGATGGGTATTTGCTGGGCTGATCATTGTAGTATACAAACCTTAGCCCTAGTCCGGAAGTATCAGATATGATGTAATCACCTTCTTCTCGCCATACAGCTTTAGGATCGTTTGCTTCAAAGGCTCTAACACAAAGGTTAGGCTTAACATATACATAGTTCTCGCCGGTATCATACCATGCAAGCGCATCTGATGATTGTGCCAGCAATGCTCTCCTGGTAGCAAAGCGCCATAAGGTTTCACTTAGTACACTTTTTAGAGCGCTCTCGTATACCCTATTGACTACCTTAGCGTTCTCCGAATCATCTGTAAGACTAACTATAGGGTTCGCACCTACCAAAGTAAGCGACTTGTTTACAATATCTGTCTTTGATATAGCCATAGCTACTCCTTTAAGTGGGGGAGCAGGTGTTTGGCCCCACCCCCCCGGTGTGCTTAGGTATACTTAATTATGGATCTGATCGTTGCTGCTGTTACTGTCGCAGGCTTACCACCAGCTGGAACTACTCTGATATAAAGATCAATATCAGCAGGAGCTTCTGATGCGA